ACTAACTGTACTTCCCACAGTTGTGGTGTTGCCTGAGACGGAGATTAATTCTTCCACGATGACTAAAACCGTTACAAAGGGTGCGATTAACACTGATACTAATTTTGATTGTAGTAAGATTAGTTTGTCGCAGGGCAGTAAAGGTGATGATGTAACCAAGTTACAAACTATCCTTAAGGCTCGTGGGTATTATACTCGACAGATTGATGGTGATTTTGGAAAGTATACGAAGAAAGCTGTGATAAAGTTACAGCAGGCTCAGGGTAATAGCCAGGATGGTGTGTTTGGTCCTAAGACTTGTAGTAAGTTGCAAGGAACCAGTACTACCAGTAACAGTGCTACCGGTACAAGTGATAAGAAGAATACTAACCTTGTCATCACTGACTTCAAATCGTATAGTATGAACGATGATATTGAAGGTTTATCTCATGAAGTAAGTATAAGTACACCCTACTCGGAGGATAAGATGAACAGACTCCGAAAACTACAAAAAACACAGTTTGATGTATATTTCGGAACCGATGTTATCTATCAACATGAGGGTTATATTAATGAGTTCAAAATATCGCAGGAGAATGATGGGTTGATGATTGACTTGTCACTTGTAGGGTATACTGCTTTCCTTGATTTGCAGGTTGAGTTTGAGAAGACTGCTAAAAGATCGGAGTTGATTAAGGAGTTGGCGAAGCTTGCAGGACTCAAAGCAGAAGTAGACCTAACCGGATTAACCGATGATGAATTCACAGTGAAAGCACAGAAAGCAGAAACCAAAACAACAAGCAGTGGGGGAGGAGGATTAGTCGAAGTGCATGGAAACGATTGTACACCTACCAACCCTATAAGTGCAAGAAGTTTCGACATTGATGCCTGTCATGGAAACACTAAGATAGGTGATAGTACTGCAAACTATGCACAAGACACTGCCAACATGAGTGCTAAAGAAGCAATCCTCGATGTATACAACAGATTCCACTACGGACCAAGTCTAAGTAGTAGTGCAGTCTATGAAAACAATCGTAGATGTCCAAAGCAGATGTGGAGTAAAACCGGTAAGTTTTGGGGTAACTGTGCAGACATAAGCAGACTGGTTAAAGCAGTTGGAGAAGTACATGGACTAAAAGTTGGAATAAGACATTGCCCAAGTCATTACTACAACCTTATTGAAGTGAACGGAAAAGTGTACAGATTTGATTGTTGTTTCTCATCAGGTTACACTGGAAAAAATTATGGAAACGAATTATGTAACAATCTTACTAAGAATGGTGGACCATGGCAATCTTAAACAAATAAAAAGTGAGGTGTAATCTTTCATGATTGATAATGAAACAAGAAAAAAGATAGAAAAATCATTAGGTTCAACAGATGATGCTTACTTCCAAGAATGTTATCGTGAAGTATGTGATGGAGAGAATTTTATTGTCATATACCCAGTAGACTCGGAGGAACAAGAGTTAACTACTGTTTATCATGAGGATACTGGTGAGTTTGTAGGACTTGAAAGATGGTCTTTTGCCAAAGAGTATGGTGAGTTGTTATGAGTACTATTGATGATGACTTTATAGTATCAAGAATACTACGACACTACCACCGAGGCGACCTCAGACAAATCACAGACTATGAAAAAGTAGTAGCAAACGGAGAAATAATCACAGAAAACGGTACAACCCTACACAAATACAGATGCCCCATGATGACAATATACCTCACCGACGACGGATACCCAGTAGACATTGACAGACAACGAGTAGACATAGAACAAAATGCTTACTACTACAAATTCACAGATGAAGAGGATGTGCCTGATGACATAGCCTACGAATACGTGAATCCCTATGAGTGGAAACGATTCCACCCAATACCACACCCCGACGAAGAGGAGGAATAAATTGTATGTCAACAATAAAAGTAGCAAGTGACAACATACGAACCTACAATAAAGACAAAGCAGACCTAGACAAATTCTGCCAAGCACTCCGAGACATGGGACACGAAGTAACAGCAGTAGGAGTACACAGTAACGGTATCCAAAACCACATGCTCAAAAAAAGCAATGCCTGCGACATCATGATACAAATCGCAGGAGGACTCTGCATAGGAACACTTGGTGATTTCATTGCAGGTATCAAAAGAGGATACTACCATGCACAGAAAGGAGCAATCGTATACAACATGGTAGCAAACAACCTCGATGCAAAAACATGGAAAGCACACAAAGCATGGGACTGGTACTACAGCATGAGTACGGTAACACCTTACGTTGGTAAGACTTTACCTCAGGTCTACAAGGAAAACAGTGACGTACTAGTAGGATTCGCAGATGGTGAAAACATTGATGAAGTAATCAAAAACTTCAAAGCAGTACTCGGAGGAGGTTCATCAGATAATGAAGGAGGTAAGCAAGGTGGTGGAGGAAGTGTACTTGACCTCATAAAACAAGTATGCAGTGACTGGGACCCACTAGGACCAGAAATAGGAATAAACGGAGACACACTCACCGTGAAAAGAACCAACCCCAAAACAGCCACACCACTCACCACAAAACAAATAGTAAGAAACAGCATATCATGGAACGACTACGATAGCAACACTCCCAACAGTTTTGGCGGTGTTAAAGACAAATACCTCGTAGACCGTTTTGGTGAAATACCACTCGAAATCGAAGTATCAGATAGTAACAAGGCTCAAGTGTTACAAGTTAATCAGAGGGGTCATAATCATAGTATTGATTTGAAGTGTATTATGAGTCCTGATTATGTGGCTGGACGGTGGGTTAATCTCACAATACCTGAAATGGGTATTACTAGTAGACCTTACTATATTAGTAAGACTGCTTATCAGGAGGAACGTGTGATGAGTCTTACTCTTGAAAGTGCACCACCTAGCATCTATGTAGATGTACCTGAAGAAACAAGCGAAGAAGAAGTAGCAGAAACTGAGGAAACCACGGAGGAAACATAAATATGGCTATAGTAACAAACCACATGCTCCGAAAAAAACTCGGCGAAGTACAACAACAATCAGTAGTCGGAATACGAGGAATAAGCACACCCACCAACACAGCAACAGTAACAGGTGGAGACAACAACGACACCACCGGATTCATACTAACAGAAAAACAAATAACCACAGTACAAAACGAATACATGGTCTGTAACGATGGAACAAAGGCAAAACTTTTATCACCACTTCCTGGTATCAGTTGGAGGTGTACTAGTCCGGTAGGTAGTCAGGGACTTATTGCCCTTGAGAAGCCACTTACCGGATTAATACTTAGTGATGGATCTACAAGTTACTGTCTTGGAGTCACTGGTGATACTAGTGAGTTTGAACTGGTTTTGAAAGTGGGTAGTAATGAGATACGAATTAATGACTTGTTCATCAACTTGAACACTAAGTTATTGGTGAAGAATGGTTTGGAACAAGAGGAGAACTAGAATATGAAGGATATAATGTTAACAAACACTGGCAGTGGTACTTATGACTGGACTTTCACGGATAATGATGTGGATGTGGTTAATGGTGTGACTGGCTTGAGGAATCAGGTTATTCATGCTTTGCTTTTACGCCGGGATGAGTTACGGGCTAGTGTTTATGAAGGGAAAGGTTCGTTCCTTGATGATTATGTGAAGATGAAGAATAGTGAACAGAATAAGGAGTTGGTACGTAATAGTTTGGAGGCTGCTGTTAATGAGATTGATGGTGTGTATGCTAGTAATATTAGTATTGACATTGTTGATGGTCAGTTGTTGGTGGCTGATGTGACTCTTATTCGTGATGATGGACGTGAGGTGAGTTTAGGTGCAATTTAAGAATGAGAAAGACAGATTAATTGATATGGTTGAGTATGCAGGTGAACTCGGACTTATTACTGTTACTGATGATTTGTTGAAGCAGTTGGTATCGGGTGAGAGGACTGAGAATCAGTATGTTTTGGATTTGGCTACTCATAATTTTGCTTTGGAGCCTTTCTGTGAGGCTCTTACTCGTATTTCTGAGAGTGTTGATATTAACTTGGCATCTGGTGAGGCGTTGGACTGCTTGGGTAGACTTTTTAACATTACAAGGTTCCCTGCTCAACCGGGAATGGTTGATGTAGTGTTTAGTGTTGAGTTGTTTGAGCCGGAGGATATTCATATACCAGCGGGTACAAGAGTGTACTGTGATGGACTTGACGGCAGTTACGGAGCGTATGTGACTAGTGAAGATGCTACTCTGCCAAGTGGTGTTATGAGTGGTAGTGTCCGTTGTGAGAATAGTGAGTATGGTGTTTGTGCACCATTGCCGGAGGGGTGTGTTACTCGGTTTGAGGGTTTTGACTTGTCGGTTACTAATCCCAATGGTGGTACTGGTGGTCGTAATATTGAGGAGGATAGTGAGTATCGTGAGCGTGT